CAACAATAAAAATACAGCGGTAACACTTAACACGCCTTCTGGCCAGATTACCACTGCATCATCACAACTGGCCCCTAGCGCCAGCGGAGTGTTTGTGGTTAATTGCAGCACAGTCAGCACCAGAGATGTGGTGGTGGTCAGCGTAGCTTCTGGCGGCACTTTGGGCGCATACAACACTTTTATTTCGGCCATTAGTGATGGTTCGTTTACAATTGAAATTAAAAACGTTACCAATAACGCCTACTCCGAGGCGATTAAATTGAACTACGCTATTTTCCACACGGAGAGTTAATATGCCGCTGAAAAAATCCCCAAGCAAAGAAGCATTTAGCAAAAACGTCAAGGCTGAAGTTAAAGCTGGCAAACCAGTCAAGCAAGCTGTAGCAATCGCTTATTCAGTCAAACGTGAAGCAGCTAAGAAAAAATGACGCTAAAAGCATTACAAAACTGTCTAATCATTGAGCGAGATGTTGAAAAACACGCGTTTATTGAGTTATTAGTTAAAGAAAAACAAGAAACAGGCATTGTTATTTCTGTTGGCCCAGACTGCAAAGAGCTTAAAGTCGGCGATCACGTATACTTCGGCGTTGCTCAAGAGTTTTTGTACGGCAAAGAGTATGTCGTCATGCGCGAGCCACACGTATTAGGAGTCTTGAATGGCTGATCCAACAGGCATGGTTGCAGCGGCTAACGTAGCTGCGGGTAGCAACCGACCAAAATCCGACTCGGACATTTTGGCTACCGCACGAAGCCGTCTTGACATGGCCGTGTCTTCATTGGCCGAAAGCCGCGAAGATGAAATGGACGACTTGCGTTTCTATGCTGGCTCACCTGATAACCATTGGCAGTGGCCAGCGGACGTATTGGCTACCAGAGGAGCCGTTCAAGGTCAGACGATCAACGCCCGACCTACGCTGACAATCAACAAATTGCCGCAGCACGTGCGTCAAGTAACAAACGACCAGCGCCAGAACCGACCAGGCGCTAAAGTTATCCCCGTGGATGACACAGCCGATGTGGAAGTCGCTGAGATTTTCAACGGCATGATTCGCCACATTGAGTACATTTCTGACGCTGATGTCGCTTACGATACAGCTTGCGAGAACCAAGTGGCTTACGGGGAGGGCTACATTCGCCTTCTGACCGAGTACTGCGACGACAACACATTTGACCAAGACATCAAAATTGGCCGTATTCGTAACAGTTTCTCGGTTTACATGGACCCGCTGATCCAAGACCCGACTGGCGCGGATGCCAAATATTGCTTCATCACGGAAGACGTGACTAAGGCTGAGTACGAACGTATGTACCCAGACGCTGCGCCCATTTCGACCTTGCAGTCGTTGGGTGTGGGTGATCAGTCAATCAGCAACTGGCTGAATGAGGACACTATCCGCATTGCGGACTACTATTACATTGATTACGACAAAGCTACGCTGAACCTGTATCCAGGTAACCAGACTGCGTTTGAAGGCACACCCGAAGACAAGATGTTGCGTGAAATGTTCGGTAAACCCAAAAACAAACGCATATCTGACCGCCCAAAAGTTAATTACTGCAAGATTAACGGGTATGAAATCCTTGAGCAGCGCGAGTGGGCTGGCAAGTGGATTCCCGTGATCCGCATCGTAGGTAACGAATTTGAGGTTGATGGCCGTTTGTACGTGTCGGGCTTGGTGCGAAACGCCAAGGACGCGCAACGCATGTACAACTATTGGGTTTCACAAGAAGCCGAGATGCTGGCCTTGGCGCCAAAAGCGCCATTTATTGGTTACGGTGGCCAGTTTGAAGGCTACGAAAACCAGTGGAAGACTGCAAACACGACCAACTGGCCGTATTTGGAAGTCAACCCAGACGTTACAGACGGCGCTGGAGGCGTTCTACCGCTTCCGCAACGCGCACAGCCACCTCTGCCCCAAACAGGTCTGATACAGGCTAAAATGGGCGCTGGAGAGGATATTAAGGCCACTACAGGCCAGTACGACGCATCGCTGGGCCAACAGGGCAACGAGCGGTCGGCTAAGGCTATCGTTGCACGCGAAAAGCAGGGCGATGTCGGCACGTATCACTATGTTGACAACCTTGCGCGGGCTATCCGCCACATCACGCGTCAAATCGTCGATCTTATCCCTAAAATCTACGACACACAGCGCATTGCACGCATTATCGGTGCTGATGGCGAAGTCAGCATGGTCAAGATGGACCCATCGCAGGAAGAACCTGTACGCGAAGTGCGTGACCCTGAAACCGGCGGTTTAATCGAGAAGATTTACAACCCCGGCGTTGGTACATACGACGTTATGGTCACAACTGGCCCCGGCTACATGACCAAGCGCCAAGAAGCACTCGACGCCATGAGCCAGATTCTGCAATCTAACCCACAACTTTGGGCTGTTGCAGGCGATTTGTTCATCAAGAACATGGATTGGCCCGGCGCGCAGGAAATGGCAAACCGTTTCAAGAAAATTCTTGACCCCAAGGTGCTGTCTGAAGGTGACGAATCGCCTGAAATGGCTGCTGCACAGCAGCAAATGGAAGTCATGGCGCAAGAACTGAACCGCATGGTCGATATTATCGAAGGTGTTCAGGCTGACGTTGCGAAGCGTGAAGTAGACATCAAGGAATACAAGGCTCAGGTAGACGCTTACGACGCGGAAACAAAACGTATCAGCGCGATGCAAGCAGGGATGACAGAAGAGCAAATTCAGGATATTGTCATGGGGACGATTGCAGGCGCACTGGATACCGGCGATTTAATCAGCGGATCACCAGAAATGCGTCAGCAACCTGAAATGACCGAAGAAATGCCTGAACCGCAACCAATGCCAGATATGGGCGCCATGCCTGAGATGCCGCCTGAAGGAATGATGTAATGCCTGTAAGCCTCAAACATACTTTTCAGTCTGCCAAAGACGATAGCCTTGACGCGTCACTTATCCAGCCTTCCAACTGGAACGAAGAGCATGAACTGACGCTGGCTACCGATAAGGTGCTGGGCCGCGCTACCGCAGGCACAGGGCCTGCCGAAGAACTTAGTGTTGGTACTGCATTGTCGGTATCTGGCGGCACGCTGGCCGTCACTAACGTACCTGTCGCTAACGGCGGTACAGGCGCGTCAACGCTGACTGGCGTAGTTAAAGGAAACGGCACCTCGCCTATGACCGCGGGGACTGTCGCACTTGCATCTGAAGTGTCTGGTACGCTCCCTGTTGCAAACGGCGGTACTGGAGTTGCAACACTGCCCGCTAACAGCGTCCTAATTGGCAATGGCACCTCGGCTGTAGCTTCTGTCGCGCCGGGGGCTACAGGCAACCTCCTCACTAGCAACGGCACATCGTGGGTGTCGGCGGCTTCAGCATCCGGCGTAAATTTTCCGCAAAACAGTCAATCAGCAAACTACACGCTGGTTCTGAGCGACGCGGGCAAACAGATATTCCATCCGGCGTCTGACGCTAGCGCGCGCACGTACACCATTCCTGCTAACTCCAGTGTTGCGTTTCCAATTGGCACGGTGGTGTTGTTCACAGTAGAAAACGGCGGCGCACCCGTTGGCATCGTTATAACCAGCGACACATTGGTGTTTGGCAATGGCACTACAGGGCCGTTGGCAGTCGGAGCCAACCAAACGTTGATGGCAATTAAAGTCACTGCTACAAAATGGATGGCAAATTATCTATACCAAACCGGCACACCCGCGCCATTTAATATCGGTGAATCTATTGCTGTGGCGCATGGCACAACACCTTTCGTCACCGCTTACGCTTGGTCTGGTAGCGGGTTTGGCACTAAGTTTAGCGACCCCGCTACATTGCCCGTGGGCGGCAGCATTGGTGTAACGTTCAGTCCGTCTGGTAACGCCATCGCCATAGCAAACTCCTCGTCACCCTTTATCATAATCTACCCGTGGAGTGGGGCTGGCTTCGGCACTAGGTTTTCCAACCCCGCTACGTTGCCTTCAAGCAACGGTCAGGGCGTAGCGTTTAACCCCGCAGGCACGGCTGTCGCTGTGGCAACCTTTTCTACACCCTTTATTACGGCCTACCCTTGGTCTGGCAGCGGTTTCGGCACTAAGTTTACTGATCCCGCTACGCTGCCTACGGGCAGTGGTGAAGAAGTGGCATTTAACCCCGCAGGCACGGCTATTGCCGTAGCGCACAACGTATCACCTTACGTCAGCGTATACCCTTGGAGTGGAGCTGGCTTTGGTACAAAGTTTGCTAATCCGGGTACGTTGCCTACGGCTGATGGCCGTAGTGTAACTTTTAGCCCCGCCGGCGATGCTATTGTGATAGGCCACGACTCATCCCCTCACATTGCAGCTTACGCTTGGTCTGGGTCTGGATTTGGTACTAAGTTCGCCAACCCCGCTTCTGCGCTTGGAAATACTGCCAGCAGCGTAGCGTTTAACCCCGCAGGCACGGTTATTGCCGCATCAATTCAAGGTACGCCTTTTGTTGCAGCTTACGCTTGGTCTGGAAGCGGCTTCGGCACTAGGTTTTCCAACCCTGCTACGCTGCCTACGGGCACTGGCAACGGCGTAGCGTTTAATTCTACAGGCACGGCTATAGCTGTAGCGCATTCCACAACACCTTTCGTCACAGCCTATCCGTGGTCTGGCGCGGGTTTTGGGACTAAGTTTACTGACCCCGCTACGCTGCCTACGGGCAATGGTTTCGGCGTAGCGTTTACAGCCGGCTCATAGGAAAAGACATATTATGAATTACGAACAACTGCCTACTGAATATAAATACGACACACTTGCTGATGCTATGTACGCCCGCGAAGTGGAGTATTTTCATTACGATTTTGACCGCAAGAATTTTGAGCATCTGTTGGCAAATGCGACGGACAATGAGTTTGCCGCAAACGTAGCCGAACGCTTAAACAGCACGCGCAAAGAAATGGGCAACGTGATACTTATCATCGACGCACTAAAGTCACAAATCGACGATGCTGACGCATACGCTGCCGCTGTCGAACGCGTCACCGCTAAACGCATGGCAAAGGAAGCTAAGGGATGAACCTATATTACGTCCAAGCCAATGGCGATACATTCGTCAGGCACATTCACGATGTTGAGCCTACGCGCTGGGACGAAGACAATTTCTGCCGCGTAGTAAGTCTGACACCTGAACAAGTCGTGCATTTCGGCGTTCATCAGTTGAAACTAATTGACCCGCCCTATTATGATCCAGCCACACAGACCCGTGAGCATGGCCCAGCTTTGCTGATTGACGGCGTTTGGACACAGAACTACATCGTGTCGGACCTTAGCGCAGATGAGTCAGTCGCAAAAGTTGGCGCCCAATGGAATGTCATTCGTGTTGAGCGCAACAAGCTGCTAGCTGATTGCGATTGGACGCAGCTACCTGACGCGCCTGTAGACGCTGTTGCATGGGCCACATATCGTCAAACCTTGCGCGACATAACCACCCAAACTAATCCGTTTGCTATTGTCTGGCCTGAAAGTCCATCGTCATGAAATGCGCTGATTTCATAGGTACACTGTTTCTTGCGCGCGATGTAGCCCATTCGACGCACTTGAACACACGCAGCTTTGCCAAGCACTCCGCTCTGAACACTTTTTATGACGAAGTGATTGAACTGGCGGACAAATTTGCTGAAGCCTATCAGGGCAAATATGGCCTCATCGGTCCTATTTCGCTTATGTCGGCTAAGAAGACAAACAACATTGTCGAGTTTCTTGAAGGTCAAGTAGACGAACTGATGGAAATGCGGTATAAAGTCGTTGATAAGGAGTGTACCCCACTCCAAAACATTATCGACGAGATTTTTGGGTTGTATTA